TTGAATTAGAAAATGGTTCTAGAGTATTTGCTGCTGCAACATCAAGCAGTGCTGTTCGTGGTGGAAGCTTCAACGTTTTACTTCTAGATGAATTCGCATTCATTCCTGAAAATATGGCAGATGATTTCTTCTCGTCAACATTTCCTACCATATCGTCCGGTAAGACAACTAAAATTATTATGGTTAGCACTCCAAATGGAATGAATTTATTTCATAAATTTTGGACAGAAGCACAAGACGGAAGAAATGATTTCAAGCCAATTTTCGTTCATTGGTCAGATGTTCCCGGTAGAGACGAAAAATGGAAACAAGATACAATACGAAATATTGGTGGTCCTGAAAAATTTTCACAGGAATATGATTGTTCATTCTTAAGTTCTTCATATACTTTACTTTCACCTCAATGTCTTAGCTCATTAACTTTTGATAAGCCAATATTAGAAAATGAGGATGGGTATAAAGAATTTGTTGCTCCAATAAAAGGGCATATCTATACCTTGACGGTAGACACGGCAACGGGGCAAAAGAAAGATTCATCGGCATTTACAATTATTGATGTTACCTCGATGCCTTATCGAGTAGTTGCAACTTATGCAAATAATGAAATTAAGACAATGGAATATCCAAGAGTAATAATGGAATATGCCAAAAAATATTTCTTTCCATATGTCTTTATTGAAATTAATGATATTGGAAGAGATATTGCAAATATCTTATTTCATGAATTTAGTTATCCATGTTTGTTATCTATTAGAATGGGAGACAAACGTCATGGCCAGAAATTGGCATTCGGTAATGGAGCTAATCGCCAATTAGGATTACGTATGACTACAGGAGTCAAACGGTCTGGTTGCGCCATTATGAAAGCATTAATTGAGAATGGGCAACTTATTGTTTCTGATCATAGAATAATAAAAGAATTGTCTACCTTCGTTCAAAATGGTCGTATCTACGAAGCCCAACCAAATCAACATGATGATCATGTTATGACTCTTGTTATTTTCGCATGGCTTTCTTTGCAGCCAGGTTTTGGTGAAATTACAAATACACGATCATTATCAGAATATACTCAAATTATTGAAGCTGCAAATGAGGAATCTTCTGAAACTATAGGCGAAAATTCTCTTGAGCCAGCAGAACCCCCATTACCTTTTTATAATCCACAAACCGAAGAACTTTCACCGGATATGTGGTTATTATATCAGATTTGTAAATAGTCTAAATCATAAATAATTCTTGATAGGTATGGTGCAATAATCCCTACCACAACAATTTATTTTAAAATACTTCTTTAGGAGCAAAACAATATGGCAACGCAAGTTAGTCCCGGCGTCCGCATCACAGAAATTGACAAAACTCTATCATTAAGCCAAGTTGCTCTTACTGATGGTGGTTTGGCTGGCGGATTCAATTGGGGTCCGGTAGAAAAAGTAACGAATGTAACTTCTGAAGAAGAATTAGTTAAATTATTCGGCAAACCAGATGCGAATACATCAGACTTTTTCTTTACAGCAGCAAATTTCCTTGGTTATAGTAATTCACTAAAATTAGTTCGAGTTGTAAGCCAAACTGCTTCATTAGCAGCTACTTCTTCAGCTAATGGAGTTGCGCTAGATGCTAATAGTTGGTTTAGCGTAAATGCAACAGCTAACGTTATTACAGCAATAACAGGAAATACATCAGCACTATTGGCAGGGCATAATTTGTTATTAGCCAATGCTACAGTCAATACCACAGTCACAATTTTGGCAGTTACGAATTCCACAAGTGCTACACTTACGGCTACTCCTTCTGCTGCGGTAACTAACGGAGTTGCTTATGCTTACGGTGTTTATGTTAAAAATTCTGACCATTATGATGCGACATACACAGATGGTTCAGGAGATATCGGAACTTGGGCGGCAAAATTCCCCGGTGCTAAGGGTAATAGCTTAAGAGTAGAAGTTTGCTCTAGTGCTAATGCGTATAGCCAAACTCCTGCGCAAACATTGACTGTTGCTAGCGGAACTACTGTTACGTTCTCAGCAAACGTTGCGACCATTATGCAAGCTGGTGACATCATCACCGCAAATGGCGAATCTCGTCAGTTGACAGCATTAGCTGCTAACGGAACGGAAGGAACCATAAATACTGCATTTTCAACGGCTTTGTCTGCAAAGACGTTCACACGAAAATGGAAGTATTATGATTTATTTGTCGGAGCCCCAGGCACTTCTGCATTTGCATCCGCTCGTAGCGGTTCATTGGATGAGATGCACATTGTTGTAATTGATGAAGATGGATTATTTACTGGTTCAACGAATACAGTAATCGAACGTTATTCACATGTTTCAAAGGCATCTGATGCTCGTACCGAAACTGGTTCCATCAATTATTACAAAGAAGTAATTAACCAACAATCTCCTTATATTTGGTGGTTCGATCATCAAAGTGGTGGCACAAATTGGGGCAGCACAGTTGCTGGTACTACATTTGGGGTTCCTGCTTTAATCGCAGCTACAAGTCTTAAGGGTGGTATTGATGGTGGAACGCTTTCAAATGCAGATCTTATCCGAGGATATGAGTTACTCTCAGCCGAGTCTGTTCAAGCAGCACTTATTCTAGGAGCAAGTGCAAACACTACAGTTGCGACATATGTAATTAATAATGTTGTAATTCCAAAGAAATACTCTATCGGATTCTTCTCACCAAATAAAGCAGATGTTGTAAATAACGTTGGCGACGAAGTAACTGATATCATTGCTTATCGAGACGCATTACCTTCTACTAGTTTTGCAGTATTAGACAGCGGATGGAAATACCAATATGACAAGTATAATGATGTCTATCGTTATGTTCCTCTTAATGGCGACGTTGCTGGCTGTTGCGTTAGAACGGACCAAGTAGCAGATCCGTGGTTCTCGCCTGCTGGTTTCACAAGAGGACAATTAAAGAACGTAGTTAAATTACCTTTCAATCCTACACAAACCCAAAGAGACGATTTATATCGAAGTGGTATCAATCCCGTTGTTTCTTTCCCCGGTCAAGGTACGGTGTTGTTTGGAGATAAGACTCTTCTTTCTAAGCCTAGCTCATTTGATCGTATCAATGTTAGACGACTATTCTTAACGTTAGAAAAGCAAGTTGAGTTGTCGGCTAAGTATCAATTATTTGAACAAAATGATGCTTTCACTAGATCAGCATTTGTTAACTTAGTCGAGCCAATGCTTCGTTCAGTAAAAGGACGAAGAGGAATTTCGGATTACTTTGTGGTCTGCGACGAAACCAATAACCCCGGCGATGCAGTTGATCGTGGGGAATTTAGGGCAGACATTTATGTAAAACCAACCCTATCTATAAATTATATAGCGATAAATTTTGTGCTTGTTAAATCGGATGCAAGTTTCACTGAGGTTGCCACATCTTTAGTATAAATATAGTCTAGAATGATTTTAGATCAAAATATAACTTTAACATTACAGCCTAATGTCATGCCACATTATAAACAATTGGGCTATGACGTTAAATTTCGACAAAAAATAACTGTTCCTTGGGGCCATTTACCGAAAACATCTGGCCTCAAGGTAAGTTATAGTTGTGATATTTGCGAATCTATTCATCAACGGGCATTTAATAAATTACATAAAAAACAAATGCAAATTTGCTCTGCTTGTGTAAAAAAAGAAAATGCCCTATATAGGGCAAAAAATCCTACACAAAAATTAAAAGAGTATAGACAAAAATTATCAGAAAAATGCGGGGATAAGCATTATTTATGGAATCCCAATAGAGAAGAATTTAAACGATATTCTAGTAGAGTCCATAATGAGTCTGATAGAACATATAACAAATATATAACAGAGATAAATCCTAAAAACTATCCACGAACTAAATGTGGGGTGGTTGGAGGGTATCAATTAGATCATAAATTTTCTATTAAAGATGCGTTCTTGAACGGTTGGAGTATACAAGAATGTTCTAATAAAGAAAATCTACAAATGTTGCCTTGGTTAGAAAATAATTTAAAGGCTAAGACCGCACTTATAAATAGAAATAGAAGTAAATAACAGGAGTCTAATCTATAATGTTCCCAAATATTTCAGAATTTAAAGAAAAACTATTCGACGGTGGCGCACGCCCCTCACTATTCCGTATGGAAATGATGTGGCCTCCCGCTGTACCTATTGGTAATATTTTAGGCGCACCAAATATGCCATTCATGTGCAGAATGGCAGAAATTCCTTCTAATCAAGCAAGAGAGATTGTAATTAAATATGCTGGTAGAGAAATAAAACTTTCTGGCCAACGCACATTCTCTAATCTTCGTCTTACAATTTTCAATGACGAAGGATTTAAAGTTCGTAGAGCTTTAGAAGCTTGGCAAGAAGCAATGAATACTAGAGAGTCAAATATTTCTCCATTGTATTCTCCTACTAACGATGTAACTAGAGGATATACAGGAACAGGTAGAGTAATTCAATACGATAAGATTGGAACTGAGTCTCGTTCTTATGTATTCGTAGATATCTTCCCGGTTTCGTTGTCCGCTATTTCATTAGATTGGTCAAGAGAAAACGATATCGAAGACTACACCGCAGAATTTGCGTATCAATATTGGATTCCCGGTGAAGAATATGCAGGTACGGCAGTAAGAACCGCATTAGGTCGCTAATATAATTGGGCGAGGAATAATCTCGCCCTCTTTATATCATGAGTTTTTTTTCAATAAACGATTTTAAACACCAGCTTAATAAAGCTGGTGGTTTTGCTCGTGGCCATTTATTTAAATGCTGGGTCTATCCTCCTGCTATTCCTGAGCTTCAAACTTTTCGAAAATATCAAAGTCGATATTTGACGTGTAAATCGGCGAAGTTGCCAAGCTTTAGATTGAATACAACTAAACTTCATTATATGACGCATGAAGTTCCAGTACCGGGAAGTAGAACCAATGATCC